AGATGCTGAATAGTATCATATCCAGTTAAGATAACTTTAGGGCTACCACCGTTTTCTCTTAGAGACCTAAGCATACTGTTTAGTATAGTTAGGGTCAATGGTCTAGCATCAGTTGATGCATATCCATCACCGTAATCAACTTGTGCATCCATAAAAGATTCATTAAATGCATTAGCAACTAATTGTCTGTCTGTATTTCCATACAGTGTAACTAATTGGTTTACAATTCCACCTGTAGTTGATGCTCCTGTATCAAGTAAAGATGCATCTTCCATTGCTTCAATCTCCTGTGATGATGCAACTACCTTCATTAAAGAAGTATAGTTTGCAGTTACATCAATAATAGCAGAACCATCAGTTTGGTCATAATTTTCAAGAGGCATTAGTAGCATTTTGTTCTGTACTTCAGCATGGTGTTTACCCATATCTTCACGAATTAATGCTCTTAAGTCGCCTACTCCATCGTCAATCTTAGCCATTTCAAGCGCAAGTTCTGAGAACTCAAACATATGAGCAACAGTTTTTGGGCTTGTAAACAAGGTTGTATAACTTGGTGCCATAGATTTTAATTCCTCTCCTAGTCTTGCATTTTCAACAACACCACCTAGATTATCTATTCTAGGGGCAGAGCCTCCAATTGCGCCTGTTCCTGTACCTGCACCAGAATTAATTGTAGCAAATGTGCTAGCAGAACCACCAGATGGTCTGTCAGTCATTATTCTCCAACCACTTGAAGTATATGGTCTCTTAGGAAGCATTGCTAATGCATTAACTTCTTGGTTAAGCATAGACCATACTTTCTTTCCATATACTAGGTTATACAAACTACCTATACCAGTAGCCGCAGTTCCTTGTGGAGATTCTGTTCCTCCATGTCCGGTATGTAATCCCATGACTACTCCGGCACTCTTTAACAGCGAGTTACCGCCTAATCCACTTCTACCACCATAGGTAGATGCTTCTAAATCTTTCATTGTTTTAATATAGTTTGTAGACATAATTAATTTCCTCCTTCATATTGAGCCATAAAGTTATGAACTTCGCCCCAACTCATTTCAGCAACATTTATTTCTGGTACTGCAATGGTCTGAGATTTAATGATTTCATCATTTCTTTCAGTAAGGCTCTTTCTAAGGGTAGCGAACTCCTCTCTTAGTGTTTCAACCTCATTCTTTGCGTCATATTCATTCCTTGCTACTGCGCTTTTACGCACAGATGTTTCACTAATGAAGCGAGACTCAAACTGCTTCTTCAATGAATCGTATGCCATCTTTTCAAGTTGTTCTGCCTTGAACGCTTCATACGCTTTTTCTACGTTTGCCGTAGTTAGGTCTAAAGTAGAGAACTCTTCATTAGTCCACTCTTTATACAATGGGCCAACTTGTGGTGCTTGTGGCAGTTTCTTTCCTTGCGATTCCTCGCCTATTAAACCTGCCTCAACAAAACCTTCTGGCCCCGTTCTTCCTTTTCTTTCACTGTCGTAGTTAGACAATTCTAACTCTGACTTATCGTCTGCATCATTATCAGCCATTTCCATTTCTCCACCATTAGAAGGCATGCCTTCTTCATCGGTGTCCATGTACTCTGCTTTCTCTTCAACAGGCATCTCTTCCTTTTTTTCTTTCTGGAGAGAATCAACTTGCTTCATTAACTCGTTTATCTCGCCCAGAGTTTTTTCCAATCTATCACTCATGGTATCTTTCTCCTCCTTTAGAATATCAAACTTTGCTTCGGGGTTAATCCCCTTTTCGCAGATTGTTACTTCATGGAGTTCTAATTTATCTATTTCGTTATACTCGCCTAATTCCTTAGTCGAGGTTTTCCTCTTAGATAATGCTTGGCCGCCTATACTAAATGACCGTAGAGTACCCTTACGAATACCCCTTGAGATTTCTTTTGCTTTTTCTATGTCATCTCTTAACTTAATAACAACATAGAAACCAACATCGTCTACTTGAGTTTTATGTAAACTCCCGTTTTTATCACGATATTGTTCTATTACTTCTCCAACTTGCACGTTAGAATGATTAGACATTACGTTTCTATACTTCTTAACTTCCATATATTTTCGGACTGCATCTTGTAAAGCAGATAGAGTAATCAAATCATTTTGTTTATCTACTACTTCAATAGAAGCATATCCTCCAATAACTAAATCATCAGATTTAAGAATAGAAAAACTACCCTTAGTATCGGACTGAAGCATTGTAGACCGTGCCATTATCTTAGCGTTTTAAACAACTACTATATTAAGTAAGTTCTATTCAGATATTAACATGTCTAATTTTTTAAACCTATCTTTGGATAAATCCCATACACCCTTATCTTCTGTAGCATCTAACATCTTTTGTTTATAGCCTGTCCATACTAACCATGTATCTTGTTTTTTAACAGGAACTACTCGGAAATGTAATCTAGTCTCAAACTTATCTCCATTGATTCTATATTCATGATAACCATCCTTTTGAACACCTAATTCTATTTTACCTCTATCAAGTAGTTTACCACCATTAACATCAGTTGCTATTTGTGCAGGGTATTTACCTGCTTTACCAAATAGATTGAATATATCTTCTGTATCGTCTAAATTAATATTCCAAGCCATTTGTTTATTATTGACATTTATAATTAAATCTATGTTGCCATCTTCTGTTTTAACTATTTTGAATATACCTTCCTTTTCATCAGGTTCTTCCTTAGATATATGGTCATCGTTAAAGGTATATTTTCCAACATTTGCTAAAAAGTCAAACTCAGTTTGGTCATTCATCCAATTTTTTAGTTTTCTTGGTGATGGTTTTGTCTTAGTGCTTTTATCATCAGACCACAAATCATTAGCCAACGAAGGATTTTCTTTTACGATAAACTCTAATATTTCTTTTACTTCTTTCCCTTGTTGATTAGGGTCTTTTAATTTTAACCATTCCTTTATTGTTCCTCTTGCTTCAGAAGTTTTAGTTTTAGTTATCTGAGTTAATTGTTCTTTCCAAGAATCAATATCAACCAAAGCATTCTTTTCCATTAATGAATCTCCTTCAAATCCATATATTGTAAACCCGTCATAGTCCCCTTTTAGAATAATATCTGCTGTTCCATGAATACCATCAGTTATTGTATACTTCAATAAAGCATCTTGAATATCATAGGCTAATGATTTTCTACTTTCTGTTGATAATAATTCTAACGTGATTAGTTTTTCTGGTGATTCTACTTCTGGTATTTCTATAACCTTAGCAGAAAACAAACTATATCCTGTGCCTTTTCTTTTTACTTCATCAACTTTAACTCTTACAATAGAACCAATATCCACATTTTCTTTAGTGTTTAATGCTTTACCAACAGGAAGGTATGTCTTTCCTTCGATTTCTGTGCCATTATGTTCTCTTGATTCTTCTCCAGAAAGTGGCCCCACTCCAACTGTATAAGAATATAAATTAGATTTAGTTTTCTTTTTATCTAACACTATTACATCTAAATCTACAAACTTCTTCCATTTAACCCACTTAGGATTCTTCTTACTACCTATGTAATAAGTAGATTCAATATCTTTAATTACAACTCCTTCTGAAGTAGGAGAGTCCATAATATCTTTAGCATACTTTTTTACTTCTTGTAATGAATCTGCTATTCTAGTGTTTTTCTTATTAGGGAAATATAATTCGTCTGATGATTGTTGAGAGTATTGATAAAACAGGATGTTTATTCTTTCTCTTAATGGGTCATCACATATATTCTTATCTTCATGGTGCATAATGTCAAAAACTCTAGCCTTTAATTCTGCATCCTTATATTTATTTTTGAATAAATGAGCAATAGTATCTGCTCTATGTAATGGTTCTTTATTGTCGTATAGTATAAGTTCGGCATCTAAAATACAATCACCAAATTGTTTGGCTTTCATTCTATCTACTACTTTATCACATTTATCTGTAATGTCTTTTTCATTGTAAGTATATATTTTAATCTGTTCATCCATTTTATGTATTTGTATTCTGATACCGTCATACTTTTCTTGCACTACAAACTCTCCACTAAAGCCTTTCAATTCTTTCATATCATTTATTTCAAATATACGATACATTGGTTTGTTTGGTATTATAAAATTAATTTCTGCCTTTTCTTCATCACTTTTCTTTAAATCTAATTGAATCAATTTAGTCCAACTGCTCTCATCATTTTCTACAAGATATACTTCTTCTAGTAGTTTTAAAGCACCTTTAAACTTAGGCTTAACTCTATCAGTATCAACATCATCACCATAGTGTTCTATAATATATAGTGGAATATCATCAATTGCTAAATCAAGTCCTGTTGCACCTTCTGTAACTATGTCAGGTAAATGGCCTTTAGCCGCCCATGAGTTTTCTCCAATAGCATGAACATGTGAACGTAATGCATAGTGAATAAATGCGGCATATAATTCAGGCCTCTTTATTATATTAGGAATTACCTTGTCTCCCATTTGAGTAGTGAAAGGGTCGTTTACTTCTGTGGAGTTAAATCTTAGATTTTTAATCTGTTTAAATAATTCCTTTGCTTGATGAGATTCTGCATCCTTTACTTCTTTAGCAAACACAACATCTTCTTCTAAGTATCTTTTTAGTTCCCTAGAAAAATCATTTAACCCATCAAAGTCTTCTCTTATCTTATCAATAGATTTACCCCAGGCTGTTCCATAGGATTTAGTATCTTCTTTAGCAGACAAATAATTGTATCTAGTATCTTCAAAAAAGTCTAGCACTCGCTTTGTAAGTGCATCCTTTTTATCTTTAAAGACCCCAGAAATAGGCAATTCTATCCCTCTATTTCATCTCTAATCTTAGTCTTTTCTTCATCACTGCCTTTAGCATCAGGAACCTTTGTTGCTTTAGGTTTACTCAATTTAACTTCTTCACCTATCAAATCTTTTTTATCTAAATAAGGTTCATTACCAAGTATTTCAATTGCTTTTTCTGCGGCCTTCTTTAGCAATTCTGCTATCTTTTCATCTTTTGTTACTTTTTCTGGCATTAATAACCACCTTCTAATTTAGATACCATTTTACCAATATCTTCCCAATCCATCTTTGCTATCCTATCTACTTCGCTACCGCTTGCATTAGAATTATCAATAGATGGAGTAGGTGTATTTACTACTACAAATCCTGATTTCATCAGAATATTATCTTTATCATAAACTGCATTCTCTAATTTATTTACTTTATCTACTAATGTCTTTAACAACATTAACATTTCATTGTTTTCTTCACTCATCTTTTTCCTCTCCTAAGTCGCCTTTGCTTTTTGGATATACCATTCCTCTTAATTGACGGTATAGAATCTCATAATCTTTTCTTAATTCAGCCGCCCTTGCTACTAAATCTGTATTTCTTTCTGCCATAGAATCCATTTTCTTTTGCATAGGTTTAGACTTATTCATTGGTAAATTATTTAATTCATCTAATAAATCTCCTAATTTAGTAAAATCTTGACCCATATATTCAGATGGTTGTACTGACTGTAATACTTTTTTAATCTTCTTTTTTTGTTTAGGGTCTGCTTTATCAAGCATTGGGCTGTTAGCCTTTTTAATTTGGTCTATCCAACTCATTGTAATCTCTCCTCCATTTTATATCCTAAACCGATTTACAGCATCCGTTATTTTAACGATTTTTTGTAATCTCTCTTTTAATTCATCTTCTGATAATTCATCGTCAAGTGCTGTTCGTGCTTCGTTATGAATTAAATCAAGTATATGCAATAACCTTGTTTTATCTCTTGAACTGTCGAAATCCCTAGATTTGTACTCCCATGAGTTTATGTAATCCTCTTCAATAAACTTACTCACTTTAATTGTATCTGCCCAACTCATTCTATATCACTTTTCTATCCAATAAGCCATTTTGCCTTCTGTATGACCAGGAACTGCCCCAGGCTTAAACTCAACACTTTTGATATTATACATTCTTTGAATAGCAAATTGTAGTTGTTCGCTTCCCCCTGCTAATTTAACTAACTGTTGGTGTTTATTATATTCCATAGGCACAGTAAATGTTGATTGGAATGGCTTACCCTGAATTATTTCGTCTATTAATGAGTCTAAATATATCTCTAACTTTGCATCTAACTGATTAATGCTATTCTCCATTGCTTCATTACTTCGTGCTTTTACGTCAAACGGTGCTTTTATTATATCTTTCCAACTCATTTTTTATCCCTCTTTTCTTGAAGTGCTTGAACTCTAGCCCTAAGTGCTTCTATGTCTGAAGTGACGCTCAAAGGAACTTCCTTATCAGGCTTTCTAATACTAGCAGTTTCACTTACATTTTCTTCTTGTGTTAAATTACCTGCTGCTCTTTCAGCATCCATTCTTTCATCTGCCGCCCTTTCTCTATTTTTAAGGTTCTCTAACTTCTGTCTTTCGTCTTTCTTATCTTTATTAATTTGACCTTTATATTTATTATAGTGTTGTATTGTTTCTTTAATTTGTTTATAGTCTTCTTTAACTCTTTCTTCTCTAGTAGTATCAACTTGAATGTTTAATTGTTTATCTGATAACATCTCTGCAAGTTTATTATAAGCGAGAAACATAGACCTTAATCTGTTATAGGAGTTTTCTATCTCTTTAACAACTTTCTTATATTGTTCACCTGCTAATTTTTCTCTACTAATATCTTCTCTTTCACTAGCAGACAGTGCATTCCATGAAACATCTATTTTACTTTCCATGCCTTTACTACTCCATTCAACTATCCTGTTGGTTTTATCATTAGCCTCATCATATTCTTCAAATATATCTTTAAAATCAACCATTAATTCATCCCAAGTATCATCAATCGTATCTGTAATAGACTCTGATAAATAATTTATATCTGAACTACTTTTTGAGCCTTGAAATCTATACCTATCTTGATTGATTAACCTGATTATATTATCCAGTGAGTTTTTCTTACCATCAGATATTAATTTATATTCTCTAACTAATGCTTTTCTATCAGGTCTTTGATTGCCGCTAAGTATTTCTATTCTTTTCATTACCTTTTCATATAAATCAGTTCCTTTAAAGGTGCCATCTTCTTTCTGTTCAACTAATTTATCATATATATTAGGGTGCATTAGTCTAACTCCAGTAGTAGCCATACGTTCAAATGTTAGTAATTGTTTAGTAGTTAATAGTTTTTTATCATATAATGAGTTTTGTAAAGAAACAGATATTTTACTTCCTTCTTCTATTCTATTTATTAAAGTCAATAGAGTCCTCTCATCAGGAGTTGGGTTTCTTCTTATTTCTTCTTCAGCAATCGGTTCTTCATCATAAAGAGATTGTAGTTTTCTAAATAAATCTTCTGGGATGTTTGGTTTTATTTGCCAAAGAGATGACATAATTACTGAATTAGTTGCTTTACCTTTTTTATTTCTACGGCTAGTTCCAATTAGTGTCTCCTTATCAAACCCATATATATTATCCTCATCTAAAGTATGTTCTTTTAAATCTAACATTACTCTACCTTGAACTTTAGACTTTGCTTCCCTGAAAAACTCTCTAACTTGTGCTGTGGTATATGGTCTAATAATAGATTGGTTACGTTCAAGTCTATCAAAAATCTTATCTTCAACAGAAATAGATTTTAAGATATTACTATCTCTTATTAAAAAACCATCTAAAAACGACATTTATATCACCTAAAAGGGTAAACTTCCCATCTTATTACTTCTCTTCTTTTTTGGTTTACCGATGTAATCAGGCACTTCTGCACTGTCCGGTCTTGCTATACTCTTTGCTTCAGGGTCTACCCCAATAAAATCAAAGTTCTTATTCTCTGTTTTTGTTACAGAGTTTCTTTCTGCATTTCTTTTCTTTGTTAATTCTTCTCTTAACTCTCTTGTTGTTTTTTCTGTCATATTAATATCTCCTTCGATAGTTGCGATTTTTAGTTTTTTTAATTGAGTTTTGAAGTATATCCCAACCTCTTTGTAGTTTAAAATCATGCGGTGCATCCTTGTAGGCGTATCTGTATCTATGATTATGTTTATCCTTATTACTTTCAATAGAGTTAGCAATATGTTCATCTCTACCTTTAAGATGTTCAGCGTCATTAAACTCTATATTTACCTCCTTGTCATTTTCATAAAAATTAATTATCCTAATTCCAGGTATTGGTATATCGCTAGTAGTAGCCCCCCAAATCTGCCATTGATATGTGCCGTTTATTATATCTGTAATCGTTTCATGCACCTTATCTCTATCAGAAGGATAATCAAACTCATGCCATAAAATATATGTGTTTTTGAATTGGTCAGTATGTGAGTCTGCAAAATATCTTTTTAAAAACATATACATTTTAGTTACATGTATGCCATGTGGGTTACGTGGATTAGGTGGAGTAGCCTTCAATATTTCTTCCCACATCATGGTACTCTCCTTTCTGTTCTTGAATCTACGTTCTGATTACCTGCTTCTTTAGGTAGACCACTAAATCTTTTATCTGGCCCCGTTTCCATAGAAGGCTTATTTCTTGTTTTTGGTGGTTCAGATTTAACCTTTTCTGCTTGACCCGCTTCTGCCATACTAGGTTTATTACCTGCTTCCATCATTTGTCCTAATTGACTAGCATCTATATCAGTACCGGCATAAGGGTCTACTTCAAACTCTCCACCTTTACCTTTTTCGCCACCTTTAATTTCTGGTTTTTCTTTAGAATATTTGAACCTACCTTTATCATCCATAGCGACTTCAAAACCTAAGTTTTTAATTGAACCTGCTATATTTACTTCCATTTCTCTAAGTCTAAGTCTAGCGATTTCATCTTCTTCTTCTGATGGTGGTAGTTTAAGTTCCCAATCAGTTATACCAAACTCTTTGATGATAAAAGGAAACACATAGTTATTCCATATAGTTTGAGCCATTTCTACAGCACGATTAGTAACAAGTATTTGCATACCTTCGTTATTCAATCCGCCACTTGCAGAATTATCAGACATAAACACTTTACTAACACCATAAAACCCAGACACCCTATCTCTTAAATCATCTTTAACAGATATGTAATCCATCTCTTTTAGACTGTCCATAAACTTAATCCATTCAATAGAACCTTTACCATTTTCTGCTTCTATTCCCATCACAGGAATAAAGTGAGGGTCTTGTTCCATCTTCTCTTTGACTCCTCTCCAAAATGATTTCATTGAATCAATGTTTCTAGTTTGGACAGCAAGTAGTCCTCTAGGCATTCTTTGTTTTGAGTAAGATGAATTGACATAATTTTCCATAGCCAATAAAGTAGTGATATGATTCCATAAAGTCAAAACAGGAGACAAACCATACAATCTACTTGGATTGTATTTACTAAAATGCAACACTTCACCTTCGATGAAATGTTGTTCTTCACCATTACATCTATTCACATAATATACAGGGTGCATTGGTGAACCACATTCATCACACATTGCAGTAGGGTCTTCTATTATTTGCTCTCTATGGTTTAGACAAGTGAATCCATGATTACCCTTTTCACCGTTTTCATCACTATAAATAGCCATAGTTACGGGGTCTCCTCTATACATTTCTTTAATTTTATGCATTCTAATTTTACCAGTGTTGTCTAAATAATATTCTTTCTTTAAAACAATATAAGCATCATCCATAATATTCAAATCATCTTCTAATTCTTTTAATATATCTATGAACATTTGGTCTGAATTATTGATATATCCTCCTAAATATTCTTTAGCATACTCTAATTGTTTTTTATTAGGTTTAGCCAAACTTACAGAACCACATTCTGAACATTTTTCTACGGGTTCATCATGTTCATGTTCACAGTCTCGGCACTTGTAAGCAAACTTTTCTTCCCACTTATACCCTCTTCTAAATATTTCATTTTTTAATTGAGTAGTGCATGTTCTAACAATAACAGACTGTTGTGCTACATGATAGATTACAGGAGTAGTAATCATATAGTCCGTGGCTTTCTCTTGAATGCCTGGATTAAATGCTCTAGGGTCTTTAGGGGTTGGAGTCCTTCTTCTGAAAAGATTAGTTATACTAAATCTTCTTTTCTCTTCTACCATATTTAGAACTCCATTTTACTATTTTCTTCTAGTTTAGATATACCGTCAATATCAATATCCCATGCGTTCCAATCAAACCTAGTATTATCACTATGATTATAATATTTCATTAACTTAAATAATTCATCCTTTCTATCTTTATACCAATCTTCTTTTTTATTTTCTTTCTTTATTTTAATTAACTCTAATAATGTGTTAGCGTTATTTTTCTTTAATTTAAAGTGAGGTAAACACTTGGTTAATAATTTCTTAATGTCTCCTCCAGAATAAAAGTTGAGTCTATTAATTAACCTAGTATCTTGTGGAGATTTCTGGTCTAGGTGTAATCTACCCATACCTAATGATTTGTGCATCTCTAACATAAACGCCTTGCCTCTATTACCTGTTGCTACTAATCCTACTCTTGGGTTATGGTTTTTATCCATTGTAATATATCCGTCTGAATCTATGAATGCGGCTGTATAAGCCCAAATGTTTTTCTTAATATCGTCATTTATTTTATAGTGCGCCCCATCTACGTTTGTAATATTCTGTTCTACTGCAAGTTTTGCTATTATTTGGGGGGAACTTCTATCGTATAAGTTTCTAGGTAATGAATCATGTATCTCTCTTGAGGATATTCCAGGGTTATTACAGACAGAATCTAATATCGCTTTCCTTATACTATCCTTTGGTGATATACTTATAGGGGTTTCTTTTAATAATTTCGTGAAGTTTTTCTTTAGATTTTTCATCTCTTTAGTTAATTCACAATATTTTTCACCATAATTCAAATGTTTTCTTTCTTGGTCTGCTTCCCAATATTTACACAAAACATCAATGACTTCTCTCTTCTGGTCTTCAGAAGTTATAGAGTTTAATTTAATTAATTTATCTTCATTATAATTCATCTGTCTCAAAGGAGTTTCATACTTTCTTATCCAATAAATACTGCGAATACATTTAGTTAAGTAATCAGAATAATCATCAATTAGATTATCTATTGATTTAGTGAATGATATTTTAGTTTCACCCTTTAGAGTTCTTCTATATTTTCTCATTGACTTAATTAATGAAGGTATATCTTTACCTTCTATTTCATATTTCTTAGGATATTCAAAAAGTGTATTTCTAGCCTCAGTAAGATTTATTTTAGCAAAATTAGCATAATCTTTAGCAATATCATCATGGCTTCTAATTGGTTGAGATTCTAACCACTTTTGTTCCATACTTTCTTTAATTCTAGTCATTTCTTCTTTGACTTCTTCTATATTATCTTCTTCATCTGCTAATTTACGATATGCTTCTGCTCTTTCACTCATCATATCACCTATTCAAAAATTAAGTCCCATTATTCCTCTATTTATTCCATAATTAGGTTTAATTGGGCTGTCAAATATCTCCATATCATCTAATAATACAAATGAGTCCGTTGAAGTTTGTGCCGCGCTATTAGCCAATGCTAAGGCCATAACTAGGTCATCGTGTGCGCCTACGCCTTCAAACCTTCCGCTATCAGTAATGGAAAACATAGATAATTCTTCAATTAACATATTAGTTACTGCTCTACTGTTATTATCACCATAAGGTAAGTTGATTTTCTTGTTTTCAAAGTTCATTTGTAGGTTTAGTATAATCTCTTGTTTCTTTTTCCTTGTAGTATCAAAATCTCTAACATTTAAGTCTGATACTGCTCTTAATTCTTGAGTAAATGCTTTAGCAAAGGTGTTTGTCTCATATAGAATATTATCAGGTTTAAACACCTGTCCTATTATACGCAATTTGTCTATATTTTCTCTAAAACTAACATTTTTGGCTCTATCAACATGGACAATTGTTTTATTCCCTTCATCATCTACCTCTAAAACCATAATTACGTTATAATCTCCATCGGTTGATATAGCAGGGTCTACTCCAACACAATATCTGTATCCTTTGTCTCTTCTTTGACCTAATTTTAGTATATACTCCTTATTTTTAGCATTCTCTAAGTGTTCTATACCGAATAGTGCAGTTCCCGTAGATACAGGAATACATAGATACTCTCTTGTAAACTTCAAAGACCCTATCTCAGCCCTCCTTTGCATTAATGAGTCATAGTCCCAACGTTCAGGCCACAGAGGTTCTTCTAGTGAATTAAAACAAGGATACTTCCTAACAAAATATGCAGGGTTCTCTTCTAATTGTGAAAATATATCAGTATAAGTAAAAGGAGTTCCAATCATTCTTAATTTAGCAGTATGATGTAGTGTTGGTATCATGTCTCCAAAGAACCAATCTGTAACTCTACTAATACCTGCTACACTAAACTCTTTCAAAGGGTCGTCAATAATAATCTCTTGAGGGTGAAGCCCTCTAATCTGAGAACCTACTGACCTTTCTAATACAGAATTACCATTAGTCAAAGTAATATTACCAATAGCCCAACCCCTGCTAGGTTTATACTGTTTCAATGCAGGGATGTTAAAATATCTATCTATTTCTCTCATATGAACCATTGTCTGCTTTTGGTTAGATGAAATATATAGCATTTGAAACGGAGGTTCTTGAAATATAAGATTCCATACTACCCAACTATGCATAAAGACAGATTTACCGTGGTCTCTTGAACAGATAATAACTGTTCTATCCGTTGTCTCCATTGATTGTAGCCATTCTTCCATATACTTAGGATACATCATACCTAATACATTTTTAAAGAAGTAAGGAAAAGAATGTTTAGATAATTCCATGTCCATTCTATGAGTAAAATCTAATTCATTAATTTCCAGAATATTCACCTACTTGATTTATTACCGTGGCACTTCCACTTTCTACGGCTTAAGTTATTAGGGCTATTAGGGTCTTTTCTCCAATCTCCTTTTATCTTATTTGACCTTGCACAATAAGCATCACCCTTACTTGTATTGGGTCTAATTCTATCTCCACCATCTTTTGCTTTACCTGCTTGACCGTAAGAGACAGTTTTGTTTCCGACCTTTTTAGAAAATCTTTTTCCTTTAGCCTTCTTCTTTTTCTTCTTTAAGACATCTTCCCAATACATTATGGTCTACCCCAAAATCTATTCTTCCATTCTCTTTGTGTAAGCCCCATCGCTTCTTTTCTGCTAGGTGGATAAGGGGGAGTTTCATATCCTATTGACTTAAGGTATCTATGTATCATTCCACCATGAAGTAATGAATTACTGCTCATTTTAGCCTTAACGTGATTAGTAATATTTCTTACAGCAATGGAGTTTTCACCCGAATCTTTATTCAGATTTTCTGCATATTTTTCTCTTAGAGTATCCCAAAATTGGCCTTTAGGCAATAACTCAAAAACACCATCTTTCATGTAAAGAGATACTGTATCTTCTAATGCCTGTTTAAACTCTCTTCCTTGTATCTTTTTACTTTTACCTCCGGCTCTTTTATACATCATTGATTCTTGGCTATGTTCTGATGAAATAGGAGGTGCGTTAGGGTTTCTATGTGATTGAACAAGGCACATATCCCAATCTCTTAACATTTGTTTAAACATCGGTCTTTGACTTTCCATAGCAGTTGTAGAAAACTCCTCAATCATACTTCTAAGTTCCTCACTATCTAAATCTTTAAAACTATGTAATAAATCATTATTCGCACCCATTGTTTCTAATACCCGATAGAGTCTTTCTTTTGCTTCTAACGTGCAAGGGTCTGCCTTTAATATCTCAACCCAATTCATTTTATTCTTCCTCCCAAAACTGCACAAATAACCTATCTAATCTAACTTTCTTTTTCTCTCTAAACACTTCTTCATATCCCTTTATTTGTGCTTCCCAATATTCCGTGTTCATCTCATACCTATAATATTATTTCTTACATTCCTTTTCTAAATGAACATCACATAGTTTCTTTTTACATTTTATACATTCTATGTGAGCAGGTCTCCAACAATAATAACACTTATCACCAACTATTTTATCATTGATTGGGACATGTGTTCTTCTATTAATCATAGCCTCCCATCTTGATATAACCATACTAATTACCTAAACATTGCTTTAACATGATATACTGCATTACTATTTACCCCATATCTTTTGGCTATAGTTTCCATACTATCTATTTCATTAACTATCCCTGTTATATCTGAGCCGGTTAATTCCACCTTATATTGTTCTTTAATTATATCAATAGTATCACTTATGTGATTAAAACTTTCAAGTTCACATGTGTTATAATAAATAGGCTTGCCTAACATCTTTCTAATTTCATCATGTGCTTCTAAAATCTTTGTATGAACAGAAGCCAATTTGGTTTCAGTTTGGTTTTTGTATGCTGTCTTAAAATCATTATATTCTTGTTTTGTATAGTGGTTCTTTTCAAATTGCCCTCCAAACTTATACAACATTGTAATTACATTATGATAAGACGTTTTATGTTTTCTTTTATCAAACATCATATCTTCTATTTTTCTATTCTGTAACGTAACACCTGCTATATCAAAACTAGAATCTCTTTTTGCTTGTTGTTTAAACTCATTAGCAAACCAATTTATATCATTTTCTACATTATTAGGGAACATTTTCCTTAATACATCTAATATTCTATTCGCTTTTTGTTCCATATCTTCTACATCTTTACGTGCAGAGTTGCTAGATACTAAGTAATCTGTTATTTTTGATATATCTCTAGGTGTAACTGATGAATGATAATACTCTCTATATAACCCTAAAGTTATCTGTGCTATATTTTCTGGGCCATGATTAATTAGAGCATTTAATGTATCTGAATCTAAGTATTTAGGCACTGTTTTATATGGTATCATTAATTCTCTAATCGGGTCTCCATAATATCTATCTGCTATATCAAATAACTCAGTAAGACTTTCTGAAAACTTAGCATATTTTTTAACATCTCTTTTTTTACCTTTCTTACCTAACTTTAATGAATGTATTAAATTAAATTGTTGCTTCATTCTATCTGATTCTTTTCTATCCGAAGGGAGTCTTTTTTCACCTTTACCTTCTAATCCTGGTGCAAAATCAGAAGGCTCATGGTGTATTGGAATTGTAGACCTTTCTAATGGGTCTTCCAATAAATCACTTATTAGAGTAACTAATTTTATATGAAAATCTTCTATTTTATCTAAAGGTAACTCCACACCATCAACATGTCGTAAAGCACTTACAACACTTGCACTAATAGGAAAATAGAAGTTTGTTCTTTCACCTGCATCAAATGCTTGTTCTTGGTATTCTTCATGCTCTGCTAATGCTGTTCTATAAATAGATATTGCACCTGGATTATTTTTAGTTGTGTCCTTTAATCTATTATTTAATTCAGTTTTAGTTTTCTCCCATGAACTGATACTATATTTATTTTTAATAATACCCCCATGTGCGGCAACAATAAACAACGGGTCTACTTTTTGTATTACGTTGAACTGATTTAAATCATCCATCAACTCATCATATTCTTGTTGTTGTCTAACTTCTTCTTCTGTTTTCTCTCTAAAATTAACTTCAGCCGCTTGAGGTTTGTTTTCACCTTCTTTTTCGCCTATTGTTGGCATTATATTTTGTTGTGATTGATAATAATCATCATCATCTTCAAAATCTTCTTCGTGTGCTTGTATTTCTTCTTTACCTAAAAGTTCTGTTAATGCCCTTAATAATGTACTTTGAACACTTGCACTAATGCTTCTATCTCTATCAGTGATTATAGAATAATCTAATAATCCTGTTTTTATTATGTAGTTTTTATCAGCATCCATTTCATTATATAATTTTTGCATTCTTTTAAACTCAGAATCTAATTCTTCTACCTTATCTGACATTTGGTCTTTAGTATTGTATCTGCCTGTTGGTTTCTGTGTAACTTGACCTGCTTCATCCATAGCATCTTCCATCTCTTCTTCAACGTCATCCCATAGTTCTAATACTTCTTTCATAGCATTCTTTAAATCATCATATAGTGAATATCTTTCTTGATAAAAATCATATATATCCTCTCTGTCATTTTTGTTTGCGGGGCTTATTCTAGTAACTGAACTAACTGACCTGCTTAATGGAGTATATTCTACTTCTGTCTTTAGTGTTTCTAGTTCATTTAGTAACATCATTAAACCATCTTCATAAGAAGGCAGTTGTCTACTAAGAAGTTGAATCTGTGCTGATAATGCAGATTTAGTTGTTTCATCTACACCCGTAGTAGTTATGTCTTGTAGTGTCATGTCTTCTCTTAAATCTATTAGAGTCATTTGTCTATCTCTATATCTAAAAGAAGTTAATATTTCATTTTTGACTGTTCTTAATGCTATATCAGCAGGTTTTAATTTACCTACCTCGGTAGTATATGAAGAGATATAGTTTTCTTCAAACCCTCGTTCTACTAAATCACCTCTAATAGAATCAAGAACCCCTGCTTTATTATCAGTTTCATTCATAGATGTACTATGTCTAACTGCTATATGGGATTCATCAAACTCTTCTTCAGTTACATTATTTAAAAAAGTAGACATATCTAACTTAGAATATTTAGTAGCAAAATCAGACCAACTAAGATTAATATAATCTCCAATCTGTTTCTTGGTAATCTTTTTTGACATCTAATTTCCTCCGATTAGTCCCTTCTCACTTAATTTATCAAAGAGAAGATATGCTTTAGAATCATTACCAAGAGACAGTGAGTCTTGGTATTCTTCTTTATTCTCTAGTATATCATCAACTTTAACCTTTACGCTATCCACGAATGAATTAATTATATTTGTAAAATTTTCTTTAGCAGATTGTATTAACTCTTCAGATGATATTTCTCCTCTTTTAAACTTAGCCGCAACTGACCTAAAAGGTGTTCTTGCATAGTAAAAATCTAAAACGTATAAGTAATAAATCATACCAGAAGGTGTAGGAGTTCCACTAATTGGTGGCTTATATCCAACAGTATAATCTTGTAATGTTTGTTCTAAAGATGTTGAAATACCTTGAACCTCATCTGATTGTCTAAGTATTTTAAGACCATGAACCAAATCTCTCATATCTTGATGTCTCATTCCGTCAGGAGTCATAAACTTATATCCTCCCTCTATTGATTTAAACGGACTACTTGTTCGTAGCACCCCTTCTAATAATATAGGTAATCTATCATCAATAGTTTCAGCATTATAGTATTCCATTAGTTTATTTGGGATTGCTCTTGGGTTTATACCACTAAGCCCCTCCATAAATGTTTTTTCTTCTTCTGAAAATAGGTTAGGTATTGATTGTATCAATGCATTATTTAATTTAGTAAAATCATTTTGGTTTTTGCCTCTTAACCTCTTAATAAAAGACGTAAGATTGCGATTAGTATTATTGTATATCTGTTGTAATTGTAGTATTTCATCCTTACCTACACCACCGATAGAAGCAGGGTCTTTCGCTTCTAATACTTCCATTAGTTTAGGGCTATTATATCTAATATTAGATTCAACAGAACCTTGTTGCATTAAAGAAGTCAAATCAAAAGTAGAAGTTTTAAATAAACTTCTAAGTGAACTAGATAGGCTAGGAGTTTCTCCACCTAATAATGACTTATTGGCATTTTTAGTTACTTTAGAACTACCCTTTTGTATTTTAGGTTTAGGAGTAAACTTTATTCCTTTTTTATATCCTCTTGAGATTATAATTTCTAAATAGGCTAAAGCATGTTCTGGACTACTTACAGTATTAGTGTAGTTTTTCTTTTCAGCATCCTTTACTTTAGTTTTTACTTGTAATGATACATTATCATCATATAATTCTAACAAAGGAGATTTAGAAAACTTGCCTGTTTTTTTGAATATAATTAAATCCTTTTTCTTTTCAGCCTGACCTTTAATTTGGGATACTTCTAATGCTAACTTCATATCAGAAGCAGAAGTTTTATCTGGGAATGTTAATTTAATTCCATCTGTAGTATCTATTGTAATATCTGTGTCGGATAATTGACTTCTTATGGTAGATACTTTATTATCCCAATCATCATCAGAAACAGGTTTACTTGCTACTAATGAAAACTCGTTAGTAACATAATAGAATAAGTCTTTATCATTCATATCAATGAAGTTTAATATAGCACTTTTGTTTTTCTTTAATAATGAAACCTTTTCTTTTCTAGTTTTACTAGGCATGTTTCTATATTGTGTATTGCCTACTAATGCAACTAAACCTTTCTTATCTTTATTTTCAATAATAGTATTTAGTTTATCTTCTAAAGTCGTTTGTGTTTTAGAATTACTATCTTTTATTATCTCTTCAAGAGCAATCACTAATTTTTCAGCGTTAGATTGTATAGTTTTCTCATCTAAGCCTTCTGTGATTCCTTTACCTGTTGCTAATTCTTTGGCTTTATTTTTGACTCCTATAATGTTCTTTTTATTGTCCCCATTTGCTTGACTTACCAGTAATTGTAGTCCCGCATCTTGCGAAAGCATGCCAACTATCGCATCAGGTTTAGGTAAACCCTTCAATATTGAGACCCATGACATTTAATCCCTCAAGCCATATCTTCATTGAAACTTGATTTGCTTCCATCTGGCTTTTCATAAAACATAGTAAACTCTTCATCACGCTTATTTCTAACAACGGTTGCGAACTCAGTTCGGAAAGTTTTATGGTGCATTTCAAATCTATTAGATGCCGCCATGCCTCTTGGTGTAATTTTAGGATAACCTCTCATATTAGGTGTTCTTTTATCTAAGTTCATATCAACAAATCCTCTATCTACTAAAGTCTTAATGTATTTGCTTTTAGTATTTCTACCAAGTGGCCCTATTCCTAAATCCATAAACATGCTTTGCTGTTGTAGGTATTGTTTTGGAGGGCCATCTGGCTTTATCTGTGATAATATTAGCAATGCCGCTACTTCACCATTAGTCAAATCATAGTCTTGGTCTCCTGTTCCTTCAGTCATTTTAGGATTTACATATTGGCCGAAGTTAGATTTTTCACCATAATAAATATTTATCATTAATGATGGCTTACCAAAGGTAGTTTTCCCCCCTCTTTGTTTAGGTTTCAAATCGTATATTACAGCAACTCCTATTTCATCTTCCTCTAACTCAAATGACTTTTGACCTGCCGCTATTTTAGCAGATTCTGTAACTTGTGTTAGTTGGTCTTGTGTTTGAATATTTCTTAATGAACCTGATGTCCACGGATAAGAAACAGTCTTATGTTTTATGTCATATATACTAACAAACATAATAGCATTTTGCCTATTGCTTATACTAGGTCTCCAAGAATTACCTAATTCTCCGCCTATCAAAATAGGATGTGATTTAACAGTTGTTCTAGGTGCGGCACTAAGTTCCTGACTTAATGGGAAACCTGCACCAAATAAAACATCAAACCCTGGAATATCAGAAAACTGATGAATATCATATTTGTTTCTGTTAGCATAAAAAGGAGGGGGTGCCTTTCTTATTATTTCTGTCCATCTTTTTAGTATAACATCTTCTCTAATTGCTTCGTTCCATTTCATTATAAGTCCTCCCTATATTGATAGTATTCATCTGCTTCACAGTCCCACGGTCTATAACCGTGGTCGCCACCAAACGTTCTAACTGCTTCTGCAAAATGCTCATCACATAATTGACTATTATGTTGTTCATTTTTATAGACAGCATGAGCATCACAATTTACTTCATCACACTCACACTCATCTTCTCCATCATCATTAAATGATTCTAATTCTGTATCATCATCAAATCTAGTTTCTGGTTCTTGTGGTCTAGCAATTAATTTTGGTGCTTTTAACGCATTAAACCATTCACCATCATCTCTATTTCTTAACATTAATCTTAAATTAGAATGAGGCCTAACAGAATCCATTTCTGCTAATTTTAATTCTGGAGGGGCTACATTAAAACCAAAATCATCAGCATTAGTTTTAGCGGCAATTAAAGCATCTACTAAATCACCACTATACATTGTTCCTTTAGTCTTTAAAGGAGGATTTTGTTCTAAATACTGCACCATACCCATGTATCCATCTTCTTGTAATTCAGCAAGAATAAGGTCATAGGTTCTGGAATAATCTTTCTTAAGAATCATAACTAAATCTCCTATTTAATCTATTTTTTCTAGCCTTACAACCACAATCTTTACCTGTCGCTTTGGCTACTTTATCAACAACAGTTTTGATGCCTGTCGCCTTAGTAACCCTCTCAACAGTATCGCCAAGTCCGGTGTCCTCTTTTAATAGTTTATCTTTCCAACCCATTTCACCAATCTCCTATGAATACATTCTGCCTCTCTAATGTTTTTTTCACGTTCTGCTTCATATGCGCTTCTATCTTTCTAACTACTGCGCCTCTAGCACCTGTTGTTATAATAAACTTAGTAGGTTTATTTGTAGGGTTATGTTCACCATCATAAGTACAACGGATTTTTAGATGTTGTGTTTTTTTACTTACTTCAGGAGGCCACTCATCAATAGTAACTCCTGGGATTTCTTCTATTGCTGATTTAATTTTTTTCATTACTTTAGATGAAATGAACTTGCCCTTAAGTACGTCTTGCCAATTCATTGTAACTTTCTCCTTTCTTCATCAGACATTTCTGTTGTATGGGCTTCTACAATTTCTTCGTTATCGTCCCTATTACAAGTAATACAATCTTTACCATTCCAACCTTTAGGATTACCACACCATGAACAGTGTTTTCTTCCTTTAATTATATCTTCCCAACTCATTATAACTTCTCCTTAACACTTTCATACCAATATTCCAATTCATGTAAAGAATTAGTTATACTATCGAAATCTTCCTGTAATTGTGCTGCTCTTGCACTAATAGATATACTTCTATTCATTACTCTATGTAATTCCTGAAGTTTATCAAAAATATTTTTCATCTCTTTATCCCAATCAAAGGGAACATCCTTTTTTATTTCTTCTTTCCAACTCATTGTAGTCTTTCCTCCATCTTTGATTTAACATCTAACCAAACCTTTGGATGGTTCTGTGCTAATACTTCTTGCACTACTTGCATTTGTGCAACTATAATTGTGTCTTGTCTCTTGTGAACAAGTTTACCTTTAAACTCCATTAAGTATCTCAAACTTTCTCTAATCTCTTTTGCTAATTTAGTTAGACTATCTACATACTTAGGATGTATTTCATCTTGGTCGAATAGAATATCTATTTTTTGTTCTAATCTATATATGGTTTTAGTCAATGACTCTATTTCATCTACTTCTTTAACCGCAATAATACTTGCCGCAGATTTTTGAACTAAAGGTTGTAAGTGTTTTCTCATATGACGTTTAACTTGTTCTTCTGAACAATCAGCAATTTGAGCAACTACAGCAGGAGTTATCTCACCTTCTTTCAATTGTTGTTCTATTAATCCTCTAATCTCATGTGTGCAAATATTACATTGAGGATTAGAAGAATCAAAATAATCTCCCATATGATTTCTTTGGTGTCTAGCAGTAGTTCCACTAGGCCAATTATATTGTTTATCTAAAGCATCAGGAGATAGAGACATAGTTTCTAGTTGTGTCTCAATCTCTTCTCTATTATCGAGATTACAAACTTTACATCTTTTTCTTGTTACCATAGTATCAATAATCCTTGAATATAAAACTCTCTGCAACACCAACTAGAGTATTCATAATATCTGGCGTGTTTTTGTTCTTTCTAATAAAGTTAAGTATAATAGAATCTAATGTCGCAACTTCATTATTACCTGGAAGTTGTTGTGCCTCATTCCAGAAATGAGGATTTCTCCTTTTGAACTCAGAATAGATTTGCATTTCATTCTTCATGATTACCTGCCAATTATTTGCATCCATTTCTTAACCTCCTTTTTAGATTTTTTAGCGTCTTTACTTACATGATAAACTACATCTCTACCCTTATATTTTTTACATACTCCTGTTAAAGTCGCTAGTTTCCTAGTTTGTCTTCTTGAAATATCTAATTGAAATGTCGTTATTGTTCCCGCATATTTACTAAAGTTAGCCGCGCGCTTAATGAACTTGCTTTGTGCTAATCCTTGCACATCAAACTTTTCAGAAGATATTTGAGAATGCATTGGTCTATCTTTCCAATGTAATGTTTTTGGATTTATACCATCACCTGGGCTAGTGCTAGAACCGACCTTACTTGCTAACCAACTTTTGACTGCCGGTAATTTATACACATCTTCGGCTAGTAGCCCATCACCAGAATCATGAACCTTTAGAATAACATTGTGTATTTCAGTTTCTTTAATTAATTTTTTTGCTTCTTTACAAACACCTAACAAACCTAATGATACTATATCACCACTTGTAGCAAACAATGCTTGCCACATTGGGGGTTCTGCTATGTTTTTTTTATCTCTGCCTTCAGCATACCAACTAGAATCAACTGCCTCAATACTTTCTGGATTAATTTTACTGTTAGGAAGGTCTGCTAGTATTTTTCTAAAAGCAATATAATCAGGTGTTCTATAATGACCGTAAACTTCTGTAACGTCATCTTCATCATAATCTCCATTATCTGGGTTTACTTCACTTAATATAGGAACTGTAAATCTAATGTTTCTTGGGTCATTTTCTGAATCAGCCATAGCATTAAGTTTTTCAATTACTTCATTTAATGCAATTAAATCTACTGTTTCTAATACAGCAATATCATTTTCCCATTCTTCCATTAATTCAATTATAGTCCCTGCACCTTTATCTTTACTAACAGGTCTTTTAGTGTAAGGTCTCGCCACAACTCCATGTGCGCTAACTATTTCTAATAATGAAGCACTAGAAGTTAATCCTAATTTAGAACCACTTACTTTACAGTCATTTTGCCATTTATCAAAAATAACTTTAAACTTATCATAGTCAAAGTCCTGAGTTGCAGAACTGCCTTTTTCTTTAATTGGTCTTGAGGATTTTTTAGTTTTCTTTGGCATCTTCTTCATCCTCCACTTCTCCAAACTTTAAGTTAAATAATGCATCTGTTGCGGGATTCGCTTCTCCACCATATGTAGAACCTGTTGTTACGGCAGTAGCAACTTTAAGTAAATTAAACCATTTGTGCGCCATCATTACCATCTTCTTCATCTTCATCTTTTTTCTTTGGAGATTCTGGGTATCTTGGTAATGGGTTGGCGTTTCTTTTCCTTTGCCTATCTTCTTGATTCACCTTATCACCTCTCATTTCATCTATATAATCCCAAAGCCTTTCTCTAGCAAGGTCTTGTGAGTTCATTTCATTTTCTGTTTGGAACCCTGTTCCTTTACCAGAGTCTGGAGATATTTGACTTGCTCTTTGCCATCTAGCCCACAAATCTGGCATCTTTTGCATATCAGCCGGATTAAACTGACCACCTGGCTCTACTTTTCCACCTCTTTGTTTGAAAGCATCTAATATATCCTTTTTCAATCTCATTTGTTTATCAGTAGATATACCAACATCTGCATAAAACTCTTCATTTTCTAAATTATCGCTTATTTCAGTTAATTTAGTTTGAACATGGTTTTGTATGCATAAATGATAAGCCATAGCCAAAGTCATTCCTAAACCTCGTTGCGTCCTACTTGCTCTCTCCGGCTTTGTTTTCCAATAATCTGCCGGTAAGAAAGATAGTCTACCTGCAACCTTATTGAAAAAGTTAAGTTGATTTGCGGGTATTCTTATTTCTTTATTACCAGATACTTCACC